ATTTGAGGCTGAAGAGGGTTGTAATGATGACTTAGCCATGTGTCTTGTCATCTATGCTTGGTTGGTCCAAATGGACTACTTCAAAGAACTGACTGACCAAGATGTCCGTAAGAGATTATATGAAGAACAGAAGAATCAAATCGAACAAGACATGGCACCATTTGGATTCTTAAATGATGGTTTGAGCGATGATAGTTTTGTTGATGGTGATGGAGATAGATGGACAACAGCAGAGTACGGTGATAGATCTTATATGTGGGAATATCTTTCTTAATGGATTTAGATGGTCAGATAAAACTTGGACACCTTCTTTTACAAGATAGAAAATGTAGAACTTGTGGTGAAATAAAAAATTTAGTGGAAGACTTTTATAGAACAAGAAAAGACAGAGGGCCAGTTGCTTCGTCATACTCATATGAGTGTAAAGACTGCACAATAAAAAGAATCATGGCAAACAAAAAATCAGATAATCGATGGGAATACCCAGATTGGTAGTTCACGTCACGTTTCCCCTGTGAAAACACCCTTTTTAATAAATATTTTGAGATACACTGAGATCCACGGAGAGAAACATGGCGACTCCTCAATTATCTCCTGGCGTACTAGTCAGGGAAGTTGACCTTACAGTAGGAAGAGCTGATAATGTCTTAGATAATATCGGTGCAATTGCTGGACCATTCAGAATTGGACCTGTTGACGAACCAATTGATATCACTACTGAGCAAGAACTGATTGCAACCTTCGGCAAGCCTCTTTCAACTGACACTCAATATGAGTATTGGATGAGTGCTGCCAACTACCTCTCTTATGGAGGAGTTCTTAAGGTAGTAAGAACAGGAAATACTAGCGACACCTTGATGGTGAACGCAAACGCAGGTGTTGGTATTGCATCAACCACCTCACTGAAAATCAACAACTATGATGATTATCAGGAGAATCACAAAGATGGTGATTCAACATTCACGTATGCAGCAAAGAACCCTGGAACCTGGGGCAACGGACTGAAGGTTTGCTACATCGATGACTTTGCAGACCAGACTGTTGGTATTGCAACCACAAGTCTCGCAAACATCGGCGCAACAATCGGATTCGGTGTTACCGCAGCACTTGATAACCAAGTCATTCCTGGTGCTGGTACAACTTCTGGATTCACTGGATTCCTGAAAGGTATCGTTGTTGGTCTTACAACCGATGCAGCAGGAGGAGACAGTAAGGTAGACATCAAAGTTGTTTCTCGCGTAGAAACAGTTGGTGGTGGTTCAACTGAAACAAGAATTGACTATCAAGAAGGATTTGGTGGTGCATCATTTGGAACATCTGTTGCCCTGAACTTCGTTAATAACTCTGGTGTCAATAGCACAGGTCTTGGCGATGGTGCCATGACTCCTGGAACTGCAGTTGACTGGTATGATCAGCAAAACCTTGATCTCACCAACGCAACGATTTCTTGGAAGTCAATTGCTCCAAGACCCACAACAAACGTCTATGTAACTGATAGAAATGGTTATAATGACGGCATCCACATCGTCGTAGTTGACGATAAGGGATCGATCACTGGAATCAAGGGCAACTTGATTGAGAAGCACACCAACCTTTCTAAGGCTGGAGACGCAATCTCTAATGTCAACGCTCCTCAGAGAATCTACTATAAGGATTACCTTCAAGACTTCTCTGATAACATCTATGCGGGTAATAACCCATCTGAAGCATTTGATGCATACTACTTGACCACTCCAAGAGCAACCGGATTCGCAACTGACTTTACGCCAGTTTCAACTACAGATGGTCTGTTCGGTCTCGATGCACAGAACACAACATATTCCGCACTCGGAAATGTTTCTTACACCTTCGGTGGTGGAGCTGACTATTCCGCAACTGGTGGAATGAGTGCATCACTTGCAAGTTTGATCACTTCTTACAACCTCTTCGAGAACAAAGATGAGATTGAAGTTGATTATCTGATCATGGGTCCTGGATGTTCCACTAAGGAACAATCTCAAGCAAAAGCAAACAAACTGATTGCACTTGCTAACAGCAGAAAGGACTGCATGGCTCTCATCGGACCACACAGAGCAGATTTGGTTGGTGTTACTAACACAACCACTCAAACTGATAATCTGATTGATTACTTCACAACCCTCACGTCTTCCTCCTACGCGGCATTTGACTCGGGTTATAAGTATCAATACGATAGATTCAACAATCAGTTCCGCTATGTTCCTGCTAACGCAGACGTTGCCGGAATGATTTGCAGAACCGGAATCACAGCATTCCCATGGTTCTCACCTGCAGGTCAGCAACGCGGTGTTATCAACAACGCTGTTAAACTGGCATACAACCCAACTAAGGCACAAAGAGATCGTCTCTATCCACAGAGAATTAACTCTTTCGTCACAACACCTGGTATCGGAACGATCCTCTTCGGAGATAAGACCGCACTTGGTTACGCATCCGCCTTTGACAGAATCAACGTTCGTCGCTTGTTCCTCACTGTTGAGCAAGCCCTGGAGAGAGCAGCGCAAGCACAACTCTTTGAACTGAATGATGATATCACAAGAGCAAACTTCAGAAACATCGTTGAACCATATCTCCGCGATATTCAAGCGAAGAGAGGTCTCTACGGATTCCTGGTTGTTTGTGATACCACCAACAACACTCCAGATGTTATTGATAATAATGAGTTCAGAGCAGACATCTTCCTGAAGCCTGCTAAGTCCATCAACTATGTCACCCTCACATTCGTCGCCACCAGAACTGGCGTCAGTTTTGAGGAAGTAGTTGGTAGAGTTTGATCACGATATCTAAATAACAAAAGGAGGATCAAAAAATGGCCCAGTACAACACAATCGCTGATATCAGGAAGTCTCTTAATGGGGGCGGCGCACGCCCCAATCTATTTGAGGTTGACATTCCTGAGAACAGTCTCTTCAGATATGTCGGAAGTGACTCCCAGTTAGATTCAAGAGTTCTTGTAAAAGCAGCTCAACTTCCTGCATCGAACGTTGCTTCAATCGACGTTCCCTTCAGAGGAAGAATCATGAAGGTTGCAGGTGATCGTACATTCGACACCTGGACAGTTACCGTCATTAACGATGTTGACTTCAACCTGAGAACTGCATTCCAAAACTGGATGCAGGGTATTGCTCAGTATGCTGATGCATCTGGTGAAGCAGATCCACAGGCATATAAGTCAACTGCAACTGTTACCCAATTGAAGAGAAAATCTTCTAACTTAGGTCAGACATCTGACTCTGGTTTGGAAGCAGCATACACTTATGACTTCTTCGGCATTTTCCCAACCAACATCAGTGCTATCGATCTTTCATACGATACTGCTGATACGATTGAAGAATTCACTGTTGAATTCCAAGTCGATTATTGGGCACCTCAGGGTGTTAATGACACAATTGACGGAGCTCCAGCAGCCGACGGAAACTGATAATTGAGGTGCCCTAAATAAAAGGGACAAATAAATTTGTAATAATGTCGGGTAAGTTATTTGGGTTCTCGATAGAGGACACAGAACCACTATCTCCATCAGCGGTCTCCCCCGTTCCTCCTAATAATGAGGACGGGGCTGACCACTACATGAGTAGTGGTTTTTTTGGTTCTTATGTAGACATCGAAGGTGTATATCGCACTGAGTTCGATCTTATCAAAAGATACCGTGAGATGGCACTTCATCCTGAAGCGGATAGTGCCATCGAAGATATTGTAAATGAAGCTATCGTTTCTGATTCAAACGATAGTCCAGTTGAGATTGAACTTTCAAATCTTAATGCCAGCGATGGTATTAAAACCAAGATTCGTAAAGAGTTTAAGTATATTCTCGACCTTTTAGATTTTGATAAAAAGGCGCACGAAATTTACAGAAATTGGTATATTGACGGGCGCATTTACTATCATAAAATTATCGACTTGAAAAAACCTGAGGAAGGTATTCAAGAGTTGCGTTACATCGACGCTATGAAGATGCGTTATGTAAGGCAACAGAAGAAAAAGAAAAATGATGGAAGTGCTATTTCTCAGTTGAGAAGTGACAATCCTATGGATTATGACTTCCCTGAGATTGAAGAATACTTCATCTACAATCCAAAGTCAGTTTATCCAACTGGAAACCCAGCACAAACTGGTGCAAGTCAAGGAATTAAAATTGCAAGAGATGCAATCACATATTGCACTTCTGGCCTTGTAGATAGAAATAAGGGATCAACACTTTCATATCTCCACAAAGCAATTAAGTCTATCAATCAACTTCGTATGATTGAAGACTCTCTTGTTATCTACAGATTATCAAGAGCACCTGAGCGTAGAATCTTCTATATCGATGTTGGTAATCTGCCAAAAATGAAGGCAGAACAATACCTTCGTGATGTGATGATGCGCTATCGCAACAAACTTGTATACGATGCAAACACAGGAGAGATCCGTGATGACAAAAAGTACATGGCGATGCTTGAAGACTTCTGGCTTCCAAGGCGTGAAGGTGGAAGAGGAACCGAAATTACCACTCTCCCTGGCGGACAAAACCTTGGAGAAATCACTGATATTGAATACTTTAAGAAGAAACTCTACCGTTCGCTTAATGTTCCCCCATCAAGAATGGATGGAGAAGGTGGGTTTAACTTGGGGAGATCTTCTGAGATTCTGAGAGACGAACTTAAGTTTACCAAGTTTGTTGCACGTTTGAGAAAGAGATTCTCCAACATGTTTAATGACATGCTGAAGACTCAACTCATTCTTAAAAATGTGATCACTCCCGATGATTGGGAGACGATGAGTGAGCATATTCAATATGACTTCCTCTATGATAATCACTTCTCTGAACTGAAAGAAGCAGAACTCATGAATGAGAGACTGACTCTTGCAGCAACAGCAGAACCTTATATTGGTAAGTATTACTCTCAAGATTATGTTCGTCGTAAGATTCTGCGTCAGACTGATGTAGAAATTCTTGAGCAGGATGCACTGATTAAGAAAGAAATTAAAGATGGTGTTATTCCTGATCCAACTGCACCTGTAGATCCTGAAACTGGGCAACCTTTAGATGCAGCAGCTATGGATTTAGGAAAACCTCAGATGGAACCAGAAATTGATGGTTCCGCTACTGAGGCACCAGAACTGCCCAAGGGTGGTGAAATATAAATACATCTAGTTGTTTACTATACAATTAAATGGATGACCTTTTAGATATGATGATCGCTGACGAGTCACCATCTCAAATTAGCGATGCGATTAAAGATGTTCTCTATGCAAAGTCTGCAGAGAGAGTCGATGCATTTCGTCCTATGGTAGCAAATGCTGCTTTTGGTGGAGAAAGTATTGAAGTGGAAGACGAGGTAGAAACCGAGATCGAAGTTGATGATGATTCCGTTGAGACCACAGATGGTGTCTGATAATTATAAATAACTCATATTAGGAATTTATAAAGCAAATGGCTACCAGAGCATTAGTACTTGGTAATGAGATTGCAGTTCCAACTGCGGCGGGATCAGCAACTTCTTTTGCACAGGCGACTGTGATTAGAGTTGTTAATGTTTCTGGCAGTAGTGCGACCATCGGAGTATGCACCGTTGTTGGTGCTGCTACTACAAACTTCATCACGATTCCAACAGGAACTGTTGAATACGTTGAGAAGAAGTCAACCGATGTTTGTTATGGCACTGGAACTATAAGAGCTGCAAAAGTAGGATTCACAGGTTAATCAAATGAAACTCATCAGGGAAGAAATCGAATCAGTAGAGTTCCTTGTCGAACAAAAGAACGGCAAGAAGTCTATGTATATTGAGGGAGTTTTCCTTCAGGGCAACATCAAGAACCGTAATGGTCGTATGTACCCTATGGAAACTCTCCGTCGTGAGGTTGGTCGTTATAACGAAAACCATGTTCAAGCAGGTAGAGCACTTGGTGAACTTGGTCATCCCGATGGACCTACCGTTAATCTCGATAGAGTCTCTCATAAAATCGTATCTCTGAAAGAGAATGGATCTAACTTTATTGGTAAAGCAAAGATCCTGAACACTCCTATGGGTAAGATTGCCTCTTCACTTATTGAAGAGGGAGTAAAACTTGGCGTTTCTTCTCGCGGTATTGGTTCATTAAAGGCTACCCGTGAGGGTGTTAACATCGTCGGTGATGATTTTATGCTAGCAACTGCTGCTGATATCGTCGCTGATCCTTCTGCTCCCGATGCATTTGTTGAGGGAATCATGGAAGGTAAAGAGTGGATATGGGATGGTGGCATTCTTCGTGAGAAGTATGCAGAAAAAACTTACAGAGAGATCAACACTCTGGTAACCCAGAAACAACTTGACGAGAAAAAGTTAAGTCTATTTAATGATTTCCTTGCGAATCTTTAATTTTATAAATAAATATAGTTTTAAATAACGGAAAAACGGAGAGTTAAAATGTCTCGTGGCAAAAAATTACAAGAAATGGAAGTAAAGACACAGCAATCCCGCACCGCTGTTAATGCTGGGGCAAAGCCTGCTGATCCTATGCCTAA